ATGCGAATCTTGATGCTTGCCCCCGCTTTATTGTTAGCCGCTTGCCAAACTACGGCGCCCACCGAGAAAGTTGGCAGTGAAGCCTGGCTGGAAAAGGTGGACCGTCAATTGGCTGTCTCTGATGGACAAGGGCATGGCCCTGACTATGGCTCGCAGGAGTGGTGCAACGTGGTGCATATCCGTTTGTATGGTCAGCGCTCAGCACAGCCCATCCCTTGTGATCAGGCCTGGATGGAGAAGGTCGATCAGGAAATGAAAAAGCGTTAAGCCGCATCATGCATGGCAGCCTGCGCTGCCCGCTTTTTACGAACGCCGATAGTATTTCCGGTGCTCCACCATGGTGCCAATGATTTCAATAGCATGCTGGTCGCTGCGAATGGAAGGATAGTCTTCGTTCAGCGGCACCAGCTCAAATATTTCTTGCCCACCTTCATCTATGCACAAGAGCCGGTACTTCTTGAAGGTGGCTTCTTCTTCGCTGTTTTTGGCGACCACATAATCACCGGGGCGGGGCGTGAGCTCGCAATCCACAATAATCCGGTCGCCTTCCTTGAAGTCCGGCAACATGGAATCGCCCTTGATCTGCAAGGCAAAGGAACGCTCGGACAGACACAGGTCTGTCAGCAGATATTCCACTTCTTCAAACGTGAAGTTCTGACCGGGATCTCGAAACACACCTGCCTGTACATAGTTCAGCAGGGGGATACGCCGCTCGCCCATCATGGCGTCTTGCACGTTGGAGTCAAAACCGTGCTTAGCCCCAAAACCATAGCCTTGCTGATCCAGGCTATGCGCTTCCAGACCCACTTCTTTTTCTATGGCTCGCGCCACTCGTTCGCCAATGCTGCGCCCACCGTTGTAGGTGGATGACAGGTACTGGGCCAGTTGCGCCCGTGTGCGCCCAATAGAGCGCGCAAAGTCAGCCGCGTTGCCGTGAGCGCGGTCTTCAATCAGGCGTTGCAGGTTTCTGCGGCGAATCGCGTAAATATCCATACCCGACATTAAAACAAGAAAAAACTAAACATAGGTTTAGATATTTCTTTTCTTTACGTTTAGAACTATCTATACTCAATGCATGAACGCTAAACACATCATCGAAGAAATGGGCGGTCGCCGAGCCGTATTGCGTATCACAGGCTTGAGCAAAGGCCGCATATCTCAATGGGAGAAGGCTGGTGTCATACCGCGCGTCTGGCAACTGGTCTTCCATCACATGAACCCGGTGGTGCCCGCCCCAGCACCCAAAGAAAGCTCTAGAAATATCTAAGCATTTACGACGGGTTTGGCTTGCAAGCCATGCCTGACAGTTCGACTGCGTCATGGGGTGACGCAGTTCTTGTGCCCTTGGGGCATTGCCTATCAATCGGATGTTCGTGGCCTGTTTGGGCCAGGGGTCCTGCTGCGCGTCATATTTTTGCAAATACATCAGAGGCGTGCGGTTTTTCAGGCGGGGGTGCCATGAAAACACGTATTCACAACCATCGACACGAGTTTGATTGTCGTTGGCTCACACAGTCAGGAGCGTGCCTATGAGCAATATGCCGTGGTTTCGCGCCTATACCGAGATGGTGGACGACGAGAAATTGCGTCTGCTGGCTTTCGAGGACAGATGGCATTACGTGGCCTTGCTCTGCCTTAAAGGGCAGGGCGTGCTAGACAGCGAAGACACGCTGATGCTGCGCAAGGTGGCCGTCAAGCTGGGCCTGGACCTGCGTACCTTGGACGATGTGGTGCGCCGCTTAAGCGAAGTGGGCCTGATCGACCAGGAAACTTTGCAGCCTCTGGCGTGGGACAAACGCCAGATGAAATCCGACAGCAGTGCGGAGCGGGTGGCGCGTTTTCGGGCCAGAAAAAAACAGGAGCAAGACGGTAACGAGGGTAGTAACGCGTCCGTAACGTTACCGAAACGGCCGGGTAACGCGCTAGATAAAGAGACAGATAAAGAAGGAGATACAGATACAGAAAAAACAAAAGCAGGTCGCAAGGCTCCGGCGCTGGAGTTCTCTGCCTGGCCTGCTGAACCCCGTGCCGAAGTGATCGCAGATTATCTGCGTCATCGTCGCGAGATCAAAGCGCCCTTGACGCAAACCGCCCTGAACCGCCTGGGTACCGAAGCCCACCGTGCCTTGGAGATGGGCTACAGCGTGGACGACTTTTTGGCCGAGTGCATGTTGCGTGGCTGGCGCGGGGGCAAGGCCAGCTGGCTGGAAGGACGCAACGAGCCCCGTGCAGGTCAGGCGTCGGGCTTTGATCCCCTGGCTTATGTGAACCGTCATCGGCAACGCGAGGAGATAGACGATGTCATCGATATCTGATTTTTCCAACCCCTGGCTGCTGCGTCATACCAAGCTGGAAGGCATCAGCCTGATGGACCATTTGTACAACCGGCTCAATGGCATTTATCCGAACAAGTTCCGCTCCAACTTTCGGGACAAGCAAGCCATTGAAGACTGGAAACAGGCTTGGGCCGAAGCTTTTGACGAGGAGGGTGTCTCGCCCAATGACGTGGCACTAGGCATCAAGAATTGCCGTCGCATGTTTGATTGGCCCCCCAGCTTGCCGGAGTTCTTGCGCGCGTGCCGCCCTCAACTGGAACCAGAAACCGCCTTTTTCCAGGCCGTGCGTGGCATGCAAGCACGAGTGCGAGGAGAAATGGGCGAGTGGTCACACCCGGCTATCTATCACGCAGCAATCAGCATTGGGCAGTTTGACATGCTGAATCAGGCCTACACGCAGCTGGAGCAACGCTGGCACAAAGTTCTGGGGGAGCAACTGGCCAAAGGACAGTGGCCAGAAATCCCGCCGCCTCGATTGGCCCTGACCTCCCCGCAAGACTGGGAGCAAGGGCGCCGGGAAGGGCAACGACGCGTGCGCGATCTGGCCCAGGTGATTTCGGGCGACACCAACAAGGACCCGCGAGTCTGGGCGAATCGGATCTTGGCCCGCCCGGAAGCTTGTTCCTTGGCCGTGCTGAAGATGGCCAAAGCAGCCTTGGGCAAGGAGTGAACCAGCCATGGATCTGACAACACGACTTCATCAAGAGGTGCATCAGGCGATCACCGGAGCAACTGCCCATCGCTACAGAGCACTGCTGGCTTTGCAGCGGAGCGGCCAGATCAGGCATTTGGTACAGCAGCCATCCTGGAGTCTGGTGCCACGGCTTTTCAGCCACCTGATACCTGCCGGCAGGATTTGCTATATCGCGGATTTTGCCTACACGGACAACAGCAGCGGCGATCGCATTGTGCAGCTATGTGGCGATACAGAAAGCCTGTTCCAAAGCACCAAACGAATTTTGCTGACCCGGATGCACGGCATCACCGTTCATCGGGCTTGAAGGAGGAACCCACATGACAATCAAAGCAGAAAAAAAGCAGGGTCTGAGCGGCGACGATTTGCTCTGGAACTGGGCCCGTTGGTGCTGGTCCGGGCAGACCGTGGGCAATATGGAACGCTACGTTCCCTGGCAAGAGGACTTTCGGCCCATACATCAAGACCACGCTTTGACGGTTGACGCCCTCTACCAGCGCCTGCCGCATTATCAAGCCATGGTCATCCAGGCCGAGTACCCGCGCAAGAACGCTCAGTACGGTCATTTGACCGCCAGCGAACGCCAGGCTACAGCCCGTTTGTGGATCAAAAAGGTGACTGGCGCGGTCCTTCGGGATGAAGACTACCGCCGCCATTTGATGGATTTCAGAATCACAGTCGAGAAGGAGATTTTGCGGTGAAGTATGCAGCCGAAGTCATAGACCTGTTAGCGGCCTATCCGGGACGAGAGTTCCGCATGATCCAGATTGTGCGGCACGTCAGCAAAGGCATGGAGCTGTCCACGGCCCAACGCAACGCCATGCGCGAAGGGGTCAAGCGTGTGCTGGTGCAGTTGCAGGATTCAGGCCAGGTGGACAAGATCAAAGAGGGTGAAACCTCTGCCTTTTACGCCTGGCGTTGCAGTCTGCAACATGGTTCGCTATGAATCTGCAAGGCTAATTGCAATAATGGGCGTGCAAAGTTGCGTCCAATGCAAACGAAACAACCCCGAGCAAGAAATTGCTGCGGGGTTTTTTTATGCCTGGTCACAGCAACCCACGCACAGTCGTCGATTGGCCGTCAAGCAGATGGCCAGGACCGTTCAGGAGAACTACACAAGATGAACTTTGAACAGATCAGTAAAGCCATTATTGATCACATGGTGGCATTGACCGGGATTGCTCAGGAGCGCATCGAGTATCCCAATGCGCACGCGGCCTTTACTCCGCCGGATACAGGCGTCTGGTGCCGTCTGCTGATCAAGAATACCGACTTGGAAATCTCGGGCATGGGTGCGAAACCCTACACCCGCAAATCGGGCGAGATTCTGATCGAGTGCTTTGATCGTTTGGGTCAGGGGCGTCAGGAGCTGGATCGCCTGAGTGATGCCGTGGATGAACACTTTTCCTTCTGGTCTGAAGGAGCGTTGGAATGCCTGGGCCTGAGTCAGGTCGATGTAGCAGCGGATGACCCGCAAAAACGGCCTCAACGCGAAGAGTTTTACCAGATCAACCTGACCGTCCCGTTCCGGGCCGGTTGATTTTTTACCTGTTTTTTTGTGCCGACCTCGCGTCGGTTTTTTTTTGCCTGCATACAGGAGAGATGCATTATGAGTTCTGGCGCTAAAGTTACTAGCTACCTGGTTAAAGAAACCGTTCCCGGTGTGACCCCTGGTTCGGGCTGGCAGACGCTGCGCGTTACCGGCAACACACTGACTCCTACCCTGAACAAAGAGGAGTCCGAAGAAATCACCGATTCGCGTATTGGTCAGGGTTCGATCGTGACCAGTATTGATATTGGTGGCGACATCACGGGCGAACTGTCCTACGGCACCTTTGACGAGCTGCTGGCCGCTGCCTTCTACGGCGAGTGGAAAGAGAACAAGCTGAGCGTGGGCGAGACCCGCAGCACCTTCAGCCTGGCCAAAGCCTATCGTGACGTGGATGTCTACGCGCTGTTCAAGGGTGCACATGTCAGCACCTTTGCCCTGGAAGTGCCTGAAGAAGGCAAAGCCACCGTAACCTTCACCATGTCTTGCCTGGATTACGAAGACAAGGAAACTCCCTTTGCCACCGATCCGGCCGAGCCCAGCCAAACACCTTTCATGTCCTCGATCAGCGTGGGCGATGTGAAAGCCAATGGTGTGTCTTTGGCTGGTCAGGCTTGCGTATCGGGCCTGACCCTGAACATCGACAATCAGTTGCAGACCCAACGCTGCTTTGGTGCCGAGCGCTTGGGCCCCGGCGCCCTGATTGAGACCGCAGCAGCCATCACCGGCACAGTGACCCTGGCTTGGTCCCAGAAGGCTTGGGAGCTGTGGAAGAACCAGTTCAAACGCACCCCGATCGCCATTTCCTTCCCGATCACCGATTCCCTTGGCAACAAGTACGAGATCGATCTGCCCGCCATTGAGGTCGATGGTGACCTGCCTAACGGTGCCAAGGGCGACATTCTGAAAGTGGAGCTGAACTTCACTGTGGCCAAGCAAACCCCTGTGCTGACGCGTAGTCCTGTTGCTGCGCCTGCACCTTAAGGAGTGATGGCATGGCTTTGAAGATTAATCGCCTGGGATCGGTGCTGAGTCAGGAGCGGTGGGAGGAGTACACCGATGATGTGTCCTTCAAACTGACCCGACTGGATACCGAGGCTTATCAAATCGCTCTGGAGCGAGTGCGACGTTTGATTGCCCGTGAAGATGCGGGCCAATCCCTGAGTTCCATTCTGGTGTCCGATAGCGACGTCCGTGAGCATGACATCCAATGTCAATTGCTGGGTCGTTACATTATTCGGGATTGGAAGGGCCAGATTCAGGACGAGACTGGTCGTCAGGTTCCGTATTCGCCAGAGAATGCGGCGGCATTGCTGTCTGGCGATAGCGATCTCTTTACCTGGGTTCTGCTGCACGCGGCTCAACTGGCCAAAGAGGCTCAAGAGGAGGTCAAGGAAACGGTGGAAAAGTCCTCGCCCGGTTCCAGTGGGAAAAAGAGTGGGCCGGGCCAAGCCAAAAGCGCAAGCTGATCTATGCGAAGCTGGGGGCGGCCGTACCGCCCGAGGTTCCCTCGGATCCGATTACTGACCACATCATCATGATTTATCACGCAGCCAGCCGTTGTCGATCTGTCGTAACGGGGATGGGTGGCGTCTTTCCCTTGCCATTGAGTACCGCTGATATTTCGGCCGTGGTCGGTGCTTACGGGACGCCCTTGTCTCGTGCCGAGCTGGATGCCGCGGTATTGGCGATTGATGGCGTGGAGCGTCAGAAGTCCTAGGTTTGGCTTACTATCCGGGCAGTCGAGCGGCCTGTGCAAGCCTGCTCGACTGCCCGATGTTCTGTTCAGGCGATGAGGAGAACGAAAACGAGTGATTTTTCACATAGCTAGTGTTGATGGCTCCGCCTGGGTTGGCGGGGCTTTTTTGTAGGCGAGAGATGCAGCGCAGACAAGCCTATTTTCTATAGTCATGGACCCCAAAATTATGAAACAGCAGATCGCGGATCTGGAAAAGGCAATGAAGGCGCTTGATAAAGCGGGCCTTCGTCTTTCAGTGACGACTGTCAAAGCTGGCAACGCACTTGCTGATGCAGGGAATCAGTTTGCCCTGGTTGGGAAAAAGGCCAAAGCCAGTGCGCAAGCCATCGATCAGTTTATTCAGGCTTTGGATAAAGCCTTGCCCAAACGTCCTGTGGCGTCTCAGCCCCCCATTGTGGTGGTGAATACGGTTGCCCCCCCTGCAGCAGCCCCCAGTCGACCAGTGAATGCACCGTCTACGGCGCCTTCTCCCGCTCCAGCCAGCGCAGCGCCCAAGAAGGCTCCAGCTTCCTCTGGTAATTCCAGAAAGAGTGAAGAGGACAAGGGATGGAATGCAGGTCGTCAAGCGGCGATTGCCAAATACATCGAGGCAGCCTCTGATATGGCTACTCCGATGGAAAGCATTGTGACCAATGCCTTTACCAATCTGGAAAAAAGTCTGTTCGACTTCGTCAAGACAGGCAAATTCAACTGGAATACCTTGTTGGTTGGCGTAGCGGATGAGGCGCTGCGCATGTTGATCAAGGCCGGCATTGGAGCCGTGCTGGAGGCGATCAGCGGGCCGAAGAAAAAAGAAGATGACGCTGCCGCCAAGGCCACCAAAGCAGTTCAGGATAAAGCCGAGCAGATACCTGCTGCGGCGGCGCAGGACTGTGTGCCTTGTTGTTGCACCGGTGGAAGCCCTCTTGCTCCCATGCCGGATCCAGGGACGAATTTGTATGGTTTGCGTGTACCCGGCCTGACCCGGTTTGCGAATCCGAATGAAGACATAAATGCCCCCATGTTCGGCACCCGCTTGCCGGGCTATGGTAGCTATCCAGCCATGCCAGGAACTCCGACTCCCGGGTTTGGTACGTACTCCAATATGTTTGGTTCGCGCCTGCCCGGGTTTGGTGCAGACCCTTTTTCTTTGGATGGGCATGTGCCGGGCTTGGGTGGGATGAGCGGACCTGGTCCTGCATACGGCGGAAGTGGATCATTCTTTGGACCACAACCGGGGGCTTCGCTTGGGGGGGCTGGTTCTTCGGAGAGTTCGGGTACCTCTTTCTTTACCGAAGAGCTGCGCAAGTTTGCAGCGACTGCAATTGATGTGTCCGCGCTGACGCAGCAGGTGTTTGAGACAGCTTTTGAGAATATCGAACAAACCCTGTTCAATTTTGTGAAAACAGGTGAGCTGGATCTACGTGGCCTGTTTGTTGGGATCAGTGACGAGGTCTTGAAGATGCTGATCAAGATCGGTGTGCGTATGGCGGTCAATGCAATGCTGGGTGAAACCATAGGTGCAACAACTACCACGACCAGTGCCGCTCAAGCCGCCACTATTGCAGCGGCTTGGAGTGGGCCAGCGACCTTGGTGTCTTTGGCTACCCAAGGTGCCAATGCTGTCCCGGCATCTTTAGGAATAGCAAATACTTTTGCTTTGACGAATCTTATGGGTGTTGCTCATAAAGGTATCGATCGTGTGCCGTATGAGGGAACCTGGTTGCTGGATAAAGGTGAGCGTGTGTTGAGTGCCCGTCAGAACTCGGATCTGACGGATTACCTGCAGGACGCCGGTAGTGACCCAGGGCAGGCCGGAGCTCAAGGATTCCAGATCAATGTGGCAGTCAATATGTCGCAAAGCGATGGCCAGACGCAGGTGGATGGCGACGATATGCAGGGCCGGCAGTTGGGGACGCTGATTGCTGCTCAAGTGCAGCAGACTTTGTCGCGTGAAATGCGACAAGGCGGCTTGTTATGGAATCAACGCAATGGATATTCACGATGATGGAAACATTTACTTGGCTGCCTGAGCAAAAGGCAATTTCTGAAGAGGTTCAGTACCGTGTGCTCTCCGCTCGTTTTGGTGACGGGTATGAGCAAAGCGCAGGTGCTGGTCTGAACCCGCGACGGTCTGGCTGGTCTTTGATGTTTGTCGGTACCGAAGAAAAGATGGGGCCTATTCAGGAGTTCCTGGACCGCCATGGCGAGGGGCGCTCTTTTCTCTGGACTCCACCAGGCTGGAGTGAGGCTATGGTGGTGCAGTGTCGCGGTTATACCAAAACCCATAGAGGTGGCCCTGTTTGGCAGTTGTCACTCGGTTTTGAACAAGGATTTCGACCATGAGCATAACGGCAGATATTCAAAAACTGGAGCCAGGCGCCATTGTTGAAGTGTTTGAACTGGACGCGGAGGAAATCGGTGCCGGTACCTTGCGTTTTCACGGCTACCCGCAAGAGACTCCGATTTGGTGGCAGGGAGAGCGCTACGAGCCCTGGGCTATTCAAGCCAGCGGTTTTCAGCGTACGGGAGAGGGTCGTCAGCCAACGCCTAGTATTCAGGTAGGCAATATTGGTGTGGATGAGAGTGGCAAGAAAATCCCGGGTGTGATTTCTGCCATGTGTCGCTTGTATGGTGATTTGGTTGGTGCACGGTTTATCCGTCACCGTACCTTGGCCAAGTATCTGGATGCAGCCAACTTCCCTGAAGGTAACCCGACCGCAGACCCGACCCAGGCATTTCCGCTGGAGGTCTGGTTGATTGAACAGCGTGTCGCCAGCAATGCTCAGCTTGTAGAGTTTGAGCTGTCCAGTCCCCTGGACTTTCAGGGGCAGCAATTGCCAGGTCGCCAGATCATGACGTATTGCTCCTGGACGCGTGTGGGCGGCTACCGTGGCCCGTATTGTGGCTATACCGGCTCGGCCATGTTCGATAAGAACGATCAACCCGTACAGGATCCGGCTCTGGATCGTTGCCCCGGTTTTGTACGCAGTTGCCAGTTGCGCTGGGCCAGTGTCCAGAATTGTCGGCCAGAGGAAGCCGAGATCTCTTTTGGTGGTGAACCGGCTGCTGACCGAGTGCGATAAGGATGAGCTCGGGCCGTCGTACTTGTCTTCTGGTAAGCGGTAGTTGGCTACTGGAGGGTGGGCACTGCGGGCCAAGCTTCAACCGATAGGCGAGCCAGGTTGTGGTGTTCGGGGTTTCTTGATTTTAGTAAAGCGTTGGACGACCGCCATGGGCGGTTTTTTTTATGGGTGTCGTATGAATAAAAAAACCATAGAAGCGATTAATGCACATGCCTTGGCCGAGTATCCACGCGAAGCAGTGGGCTTTGTGGTGGCCAAGGGGCGCAAGGAAATGTATGTGCCGGGAGTGAATGTGGCCGCTGAGCCTGAAGACTACTTTGCCACCCGTCCGCAAGACTGGGTACAGGCCCAGGAGCAGGGTGAGTTGATTGCCTTTGTGCATTCGCATCCGAACATGCCCGCAGTGCCCAGTCAGGCTGATCGGGTGGCATGCGAGGCAATGGCCGAACACGTCAAACCTCTGGAGTGGCTGATTGTGTCGGTGATGCCTGGCGATGATGGTCCCCGGATTGAGGGCTTGGAGTCTTTTTGCCCCGAGGGTTATCAGGCTCCCTTGATCGGCCGTCAGTTCTATCACGGTGTGCTCGATTGCTACACCTTGATACAGGACTTTTATCGCCGGGAAAGGGCAATCGCTTTACCAGACTTTGAGCGTGAGGATGGTTGGTGGGAGGGAGGGGACGAGTTGTACTTGGATAACTTTGCAAAAGCGGGCTTTGTTGAGGTCGAAGACGGTCCTAAAACAGGCGATGTGATCTTGATGCAGTTACGTAGTGAGCGGGTCAACCATGCGGGAATTTATCTCGGGGCAGAGCCTTTGGCAGAAGCTTCTTATCTGCATCCGGTACCCGATGCCATGTTGCACCATGCCTACGGCTACTTGTCAGAGCGTGTGCCTTACGGCGGTTATTGGGCGCAGATTACTCGCAAGATTATTCGACATAAGGAGTTGTTGTGATGATGACAGCATCAATGGATCAAGAACTGCGAACCATACGGCTGTATGGCAAGCTTGGCAGCCGTTTTGGACGGGTGCATCGTTTGGCCGTCAATTCCCTGGCCGAGGCCGTAAGGGCTTTGTGTGTGCTGTTGCCAGGATTTGAGCAGGAGTTGATGACTTCGTGTGAGCGAGGGATCTCGTACGCCTGCTTTCTTTCCAAGATGAACATCAATGAAGAAGCGCTTCACGCCCCGGTAGGCCAGGATGAAATACGGATTGCCCCTGTCATGCAAGGCGCCAAGCGAGGGGGACTGTTTCAAACTATTTTAGGTGTAGGGCTTTTTGTAGCCGGTTTCTTTATGCCTGCGAGTTGGGCAGTTTTGGGTAAGGGTTTGATGATTGCTGGCGCAGGGTTGGCATTGGGAGGCGTATTTCAAATGATTTCTCCTATGCAGCAAGGTCTAGGAACAGCAGATCGCCCAGAGAATAAACCATCCTATAACTTTAATGGTCCAGTCAATACAACGGCTCAAGGAAATCCTGTCCCGCTTGGCTATGGACGCAAGATTGTTGGTAGTGCAGTGGTCTCGGCTGGTATCTACTCAGAGGATCAGATGTAATGCAAATTCTTGACTACAACATTGCGGCGCCAGAGGGCGCCGTTCCTGTTTCTGGTGGCTACAGTATTAAAGGCCACAAGGGAGGTAAGGGCGGTGGTGGGTCAACCCGTACACCCGTTGAGGACGAGGATAATTTGCATAGCATTGCGTATGCCTCGATCATTGATCTGATCAGTGCGGGTCCTATTCATGGTTTTGCGAATGCCGATAATCCCCTGAGATCGGTATATCTGGATAATACGCCTATTGAAAATGAAGACGGTAGCCTGAATTTTCAGGATGTCCAGATGGAGTTCCGCGCGGGGACCCAGGACCAGCACTATATACCTGGTTTTCCGGCTGTAGAGACCAGCTCTGGTGTGAGTGTTGAGTTGCGTTCGGATCAACCGTTTACGCGCTCTATCCAAAATATTCATATTTCGGCTGTTCGGGTGGGTTTATCCGTACGTGGTTTGAAACGTCAGTCGGCTACGACCGGTGATATTTCTGGTTATCGCGTTGAGTACGCGATTGAGCTGTCTACGGATAACTCGGCGTTTACTGAAGTGCTGCGTGCTGCCTTTGATGGAAAAACAACTCAGCAGTATGCGCGGTCACATCGTATTGATTTGCCAAGGGCGCAGACAGGCTGGACGGTGCGTGTGCGTCGGATTACGGAGAACTCCAGAAACTCTACCGTCAGCGATGTGACATTTGTAGATTCCATTACTGAAGTAACGGATGCCAAGCTACGTCGTCCTATGTCGGCCTGTGTAGGCTTGCGTGTGAATGCCAAGCAATTCCAGAGTATTCCTTCCCGTGCATTTGATCTGTATTTACGTGTTGTGCGCGTACCTAGTAACTATGATGCTTGGACACATACGTATACGGGAACTTGGGACGGCACGTTCAAGATGTCGTGGACGAATAACCCTGCCTGGGTTTTCTATGACTTGGCCACGAATGCGTGTGATGGCTTGGGCCATCTTTTACCGGCCTCGTGGTTGGATAAGTGGGCCTTGTATCAAATCGCTCAGTATTGTGATGAGCAGGTGCCTGATGGTAAAGGCGGGACTGAACCGCGCTTCTCTTGTAACGTGTACCTGCAAGATAAAGCCGAAGCGTGGCGGGTTCTGCAGGACTTAGCTTCTGTCTTTCGGGGAATTGCGTATTACGCTCAAGGCTCGGTTCTTGCAGTGGCGGATATGCCACGTGACGCGGTTTATACCTATTCCAACGCGAACGTTATTGACGGCCTTTTTCAGTATTCGGGCTCCAGTTTGACTACTCGCCATACTGTCGCCCTGGTGTCCTGGAATGATGAAACCGATATGGGTCGAGCCAAGGTTGAGGTCCTTGAGGATCCGGACGGTATTGCTCGTTATGGTGTTCGTCAGCTTGAGTTGACGGCGTTTGGTTGTACATCGCAAGGTCAGGCGCAACGTATTGGTCGCAGTGCCTTGTTTACTTCGCGTATGGAAACCGAAACGGTTACCTTTGCAGTAGGCCTGACCGGTACATTGGCTCAGCCAGGGCAGGTCATTGAAATTGCAGATTCGCATTTGGCGGGACGCCGTATTGGCGGCCTGATCCGATCAGCGACGAATGCCGTGGTGACTTTAGATGCGCCAGTCCGAGTATCTGTTGGTGATCGTTTGACCGTGGTGCTGCCGGATGGTGTGTCTCAGTCGAGGCCGATCATCGTTCAAGCAGGGCAAACACAAGAGGCACAAACTTTGCAGGTAGATCCACCGTTCAGCCAGACTCCGGAGGCAGAGGCGGCGTGGTCTATCAACTCCACGGAATTAGCTACTCAGAAATACAGAGTTTTAAGCGTAGCTGAAGACGGGGATCTGCAGTACACCATCCATGCTGTTCAATATGTTGAGGGCAAACATGCGGCTATCGACTATGAGACGCGTGTGGAGGTTCCGCCGCTTAGTGTTACTCCGCCACCTGTTCAAGGTATTCCGGTTAACGTTCTGATCAATTCTTATCACGTTATTGACCAGGGCCACGCACGTCACAATGCGGTTGTTTCCTGGGATTCCGTTCCGAATGCGGTGGCATATGAAGTGCAATGGCGCCGGGATCATTCCGAATGGATTGTGGTTCCGCGTACAGGTTCCACAAGCATTGAGATCCCGAATGTTTATGCGGGCAATTACATTGCGCGTGTACGTGCGATTAACGTTCTGGATGTTTCCAGTCTATGGGGAATATCAGCACTGACGGAGCTGAACGGCAAGCTTGCCGCGCCCTTGCCGGTGAAAACGCTACGTACTGCATCGATGCCTTGGGGTATACGTGTGCAGTGGAGTTTTCCTTCTGACCCCAATATTATCGAGCGTACGGAGATCCGTTATAGCCCGACGCAGGATTTTGAGAAAGCCGTCAAGGTCGGGGAATTTGCATACCCAACAGATTCGTTTGATCAAACCGGTCTGGCGCTTACTACGCGGCACTTCTTTTGGGCTCGTCTGATTGACAAGAACGGTACGCCGGGCCCATGGTTTCCTGAGGAAGATCAGCCTGGTGTCTTGGGTGAGCCTGTTTCCAGAGCAGGGGACTATAACGAGCTGATCACCCCATCCATTGTGGAGGGCGGCTTGGGCGAGCTGCTGATGGGTAACATCCGCGACATCCCCAAAATCCGCGACTCCGTGGGAGATCTGACTCTTGAGCTTGGTGAGCTGAATCAACGGGTTGATGAGGTCAATGGCCAAGTGCAAGAGCTGCTTCTTGCTGATAAATGGGATTCGAAAAAAGCCTATGCAGCCGGTTCTGTCGTCTTTGCCAATGACAAGATGTACCGCGCTAAAAAGGCTGTACCGGCAGGCAAGAAGATAACGGATGCGGCGTATTGGGTGTTGATTGGAGACTTCGCCTCGATCACTGATGGCCTTGCTGCTCTGGCGGTCCAGTCGCAGGAGACGATCAGCCGAGTAGAGAGTGCAGAAGGCCGGATCCAGGCTAATGCTCAGCAGATCAATACGGTCGCAGGCCAGGTGAATGATCCGGCAACGGGCCTTGGTGCCTTGGCTTCCTCCGTGCAATCCATGCGCACTCAGGTTGAGCAACTGGAGGGTGGCCTGCGCTCCTTGTCTGACTCCACCACGGCGCTGACCAGCAAGGTAGATGGTCTGGATGCCGCGCAGCGTGGCTTGGCAACGGCCGTTAATTCCTTGGGTACCCGTGTGACGGCGACCGAGGGCAAGCTTGATGCACAAGCAAGCAGCATCACGCAGTTGACGGCCAGCGTGAACAGCGCCGATGCCAAAGCCGTTGCGGCGCAAGATGCGGCAGCGGCTGCCGCCACTGCCGCTGGGGCAAAAGGGGAGGTGATCTTTGCAACAGCAGCTCCTGCGGCTGCCAAGCGCCTGGCACAAAATCTGTGGATCGACACTAAAAACAATGCCAATACTCCCAAGCGCTGGAATGGCAGTGCCTGGGTGGCCGTAACGGATAAAGCGGCAACGGACGCGGCAGCCGCTGCGGTGGCTGCAAAAGCTGCAGCTGATGCGGCGCAGGCTACTGCAAATCAGAAAGCGGATGCCAGTGCGGTACAAGCCTTGAGCAATCGTGTAACGGCGACAGAGCAGGATGTCAGTGCGCAGGCGCAGAGCATTACAAAGCTGGAGACTGGGCTTGAGTCATTGACAGCCCCAGCCGGAAACTTGCTGCTGGCGTCGAACGTTGAGCAAGTTCGCGCCACACCTGTATATCTATTTGGACGCTACAACCTGACTGAGGACTTTGTTCCTGCCCAGGGCTATACCTTGGTGGTCTGCTATACACATAAGCCCGCGGAGGGTGATACGGAGTCGCGTATTGGTGTGTGGGCGGGTGGCAGTTCAAATCGGGTTGCTGATCTGGAGCGCAATGTTGAGCAGTCTGTCCAGGTCGTCAAATTCACCAAGGCTGCTGCCAATGCCTTGCCGCGTGAATTGCGGTTTTACTATGCGCCTTCCCCGGGCAACCATGCTGGTCAGGCAACTATCCATTGGGCAGCTTTGTATCTTGGTGATGTTGTACCCGCTATGCAATGGCAGCCTAATCTGGCAGAGGTGGTAGAGGAAATTTCCGCCAACTCCTCAGCTATTCAAGGTTTGACTAGTACGGTCACACAACAAGGCAGCTCCATTTCTTCTCAAGGACGCGACCTGACGGCTTTGCAAAATACCGTCAATGATCCCAAGACGGGTTTGGCAGCGACAGCGGGGACCTTGAACGAGACCAACTCTCGGGTGACTAGCGTAGAGGGTCAGCAAGAAGCCTTGGCTACCAGTCAACTGGTGCTGAATGCAGAAATCAAACGTCAACAGGCGGGTGAGGATGCTGACCTGGAACGAGTGCTGAATCAGTTTGATACTCAGAAAGAGCAAACCCAAATCCGGGCGTCTCTGGCCGAATTCAAGAATGTGCAGGCCGACGAAAACCGTGCCCTGGCTGAGTCTATTACGACGTTGGAAACGGGTATTGGTGGTAACTCAGCGGCTGTCGAGCAAGTTGCCCGTTCTTTGACGGAACTGGATGGCAAGATTGCTTCCAGTTGGGGGGTGAAGCTGCAGGCGAATCAGAGCGGGGTGAAGTATGTCTCCGGTGTTGGTCTGGATTTGACCAACGAGTCTGGCGTCATGCAGTCGACCTTTGCTGTTTTGGCGGATCGGTTTGCGGTGATGCATGCGGCTAATGGTACCCCTGCTACTGTATTTTCGGTGCAGGGTGGGGCCAGTATTTTGAATACAGCCCTGATCGGCAATGCATCAATCCAATCGGCAAAGTTTTCTGATTGGCTTGAATCCGATGCGAGAGGGCCAGATGGCCAGCCTGTGCTGCGACTTAATTTTCGAACAGGTGAAATTCAGATGAACTCCCCTGTGGAGGGCGGTGGGCGTATGACGCTTAATAATAAAGCGTTGCAAGTATTTAATGGCTCGAATCAGCGAGTCCTTAGGTTGGGAGTTTTTTAATGACCGTAGGATTACAGATTTTCAAACCTGAGACAGGGCAAATAAAGTTGGACATCAGTAGCAGATATACCAGGGTACTCGGCTATATCGATATTCCCGCTACCATCTGGGATTACTGGGGGGGGAGTCTTCAGCCAGTCAGCCCGCTCGCAGGGGAGGTATGGGATGGACGGTTGACTGACGGCGAGCTCTTTGTAAAAGGGTTCTTTCGATTAGAAGATACCCAAGTAGTTGCAACGAGCGGAACAATCCCAGGCAATATAAATCAGCTTCTGAAGGAAGGCCATATATATGCCTTTCCAGATATAACCCTACTCAATGGCGGGTTTAGATGGACTTACGACAGGAGTTATATGCCTGTCATTGGAGATCCGTCTTATGCATCTTGGGGGGGCGTACGACTTTTTTATGGTGTTTTCTAATGTCTGGACTGGAAGTAATCAATATTGAGGCTGGATCTGTACAAGTCAAAAATACGGAGAGGCCCTACACATTGAGAAAATCAGGGTACATCTACAACTACCAATTCCAGCAGCACGCTAGTAATGTGCTCACTCCCGTTTTTTCTCACACGATGAATATTGGGGCCATGAATGCACCACTGATATTTTTTAGGGTTCAGGGGGCAAATTCACGTGTGGCTGCACTGCAGACGTCACCAAACGTGATTGTATTTTATAAGTGGTGGAATTTGCCTATAACGTCACCTATTGAGTATTTTATTTTCGACGATTGGCTACCGCCGGAACGTAGCGTAGCGGGGCTACAGATGTGGAGGGAAACTGCGCCTTACGATCTGGTGTTTGACTCCTCTTGGAATTTGCTAAAGATAGAAGAAAAACTTGTAGTTTCTGCTGGACAACCTTCAGTGACGTCCGGGGATTCATCCACATACTTATATTTACCTACAAATCGCTCTCCAGGCTCGTTTTGTGTAGGAGTGGCTGCACCTCGAGCGGCTACCTTCGGAACATCGAACAATGAGGATGGCACGGTGTTCACAGAGTGCTTATGGTGTGAGGGAAACTCTGTTGGGGTCTCGTGGGTTCCTGTGGAGGGGACCGCAGGTTTGGGTGGGTCTTACTTTACCGGGATAATCAGCAAGAAAAGCAACAATATTTTGGTGGCTGATGCGTCGTGGCTGCCTGTTCCCTATGGTTAATCGGGTTACATAAATAGATAGCTCTAGCTGTGTTAAAGCAGCTTTTTTATTGGGAGTAGGGAATGGCTTGGTATCAAGTGGGTACCGTGAAAGTCACGGTTAATAGTTCCACTGTCACTGGTACTGCAACGCAGTGGCTTGCTGGGGCTCGACAGGGTGAGGCGTTTATAGCTCCTGACGGGCGTCTGTATGAAATACAGAATATTGCTTCAGACACATCTTTAACGTTGACGCAGCCTTATAGGGGGGCAACGGCAACAGATCAGAAGTATGCTTTGGCCCCCATGCAAGGTTATGTGAAGGATTTGGCTGATCGCGTATCAGAGTTGTTGCCTACCCTGAGTAGCTTTGGAACCGCAGCCAAAGCAACTCTGACAGACTCCAACCAGGACGCGACTGCAGGGCGAGTCGCACGCATTGGTGACTGGGGGTTTGGTGTTGGCAGCTCAGTCGCGGCTGATCCTAATATTCTTAACAACACAGTCAACGGTTTTTATCGATCTGGTTCGGGCAATACGGAAGCCCCTGACAACAATACCGGTGCTGGCTACATTAAATTTGGCTGGAGTGGCGCCTACTATAGCTTGCTATATGCCTCTCCAATAAGCGACAAGCTCTGGATTCGAAACGTCCAGAACCGGGTTGCCAAGCCATGGCAGGAACTCTTGACGCATCGAAATACGATGGTCGACAGCAATGGCTTTATTAAAAAGGCATCCCCTGTCATTCAGCTTGGTAGTACGGGCATTGAGAAGACCATGCATCCTGAAATTGCCGCAGCCAAGTTTGAGCGCCTGGGAGCTGGCCACTATCTCTTGCGCCAGGTACCGCTACTGAGTCGTGACGGCTGGTATATCGAAACCCCGAAAGATCGAAATGGCAATGTGTATTTCACCTTGGACTACGAAGAGTGCGAGCAGGACCAAACACTGACGATTCGTACCTATGAGCCTGATTACAGTACTGGACCAGCGATCAATGGCAAAGCCCTTGATATCCTTCCCGACCGTTTTGTAAGTTTGCGATTTGCCGAGGAGCCATCTCCGGCATTACAGGATTGTGATCCTGTCGAGTATCCAGCCGCTTGAATAGCGGCTTTTTTTATGGAGTACGAATAATGAACACTCAGCATTCTGGTGCGCCGTTTTTAGTATGTGCCCAAGTAGCGGCTGAGGGGCATCACTGTCAGCAAGGAGTATGGAATGGCTTGGTATGACTTGGGGACTGTAAAAGTCACCGTAAATAGCAGCACTGTGACGGGCACCGGCACGAAGTGGCTGGCAGGTGCCCGGCAGGGCGAGGCCTTTGTTGCCCCTGACGGTCGACTGTATGAGGTGTTGAATATTGCGTCGGATACCTCCTTGACGCTGACTAAGCCTTATCGCGGTGCTACGGCTACAGGTCAGCCTTATGCTTTGGCCCCCATACAAGGCTATGTCAAGGAACTGGCTGATCGTGCAGCTGAACTTGTGCCTGTGCTTGCAGAAATCGGTACAGCAGCTAAGGGGACTTTGGCGACCTCTACGCAGGACCCCGCTCCTGGACGCGTCATGCGTACTGGGGACTGGGGATTTGGTGGTAGCGCTGGAGTGGATGGGGAAAAAACCATTTTGTCGAACCCCATCAATGGCATCTATCGATCTGGCTCTGCAGATGTAGGCAAGCCGGATGGGACTAGTAGCGGGTCCAGTTACCTTAAGTTCGGCTGGGGAGGTACTTACTACGGATTGCTGTATGCCTCGCCGGTGCGTGATGCTTTTTACATGCGTACAGTCAATAACGCCAATGCCAATGCCTGGAAAGAGCTGATGACAGTGGGCCGTTCGGGTCTGGGAACTTATGGTGCCATGGCAGGTATTGATGTGTTCCCAGGCTCGGACTTGGCTACTCTCAATATTGGTGCGGGTATGTATTACTACACCGGCACGATTGGCGAGGGGTCAGATATTCCATTTCCTGCAGGGACAGGGAATAAGGAAGGGGTCGTCTTGCATCGGCAGTCCGGTTCGGCAGGGGCGCAGTTGATTGTGAGCAACAGTGGGCGTTTAGCCTGGCGTGGCCGACGCTCCGGCACATACGGAGCTTTCAAGGAGGGGCTGGCTGCCGGTGATTATGGTTTGGGCGGAGCTCAGGCAAATCCTCCGAATACTCGTGCAGGGGTTAATCCTTCTGGGTGGTATTACGGTACTGGCGCGACCACTTGGGGAGGTGGCCAGTTCTTTCTGGACTTTCCGTATGGTACGACAGCCATGAACGCGGGTTTTCGGATATCGACAGATCCGTATTCTGACCGTTTTTACATGAACGGTGCCGTATCCGGAAAGAAAGAATATCGTCCGGCGTGTCAATTGGTCCATGACAAGAATATTGTGGGGGATGTAAGCGCGGGTTCGGTTATTCAAACTGGATCGAATTCCAGTGGTGCTTGGACAAGGTTTGCTGATGGAACTCAGATTTGTTACGGCGAACAGTACTTCCCTGGTAATGGCTGGAATAGAAAACCTTGGCATTATCCAGTCGGTTTTGTGAGTAAACCTACGGTCACTGTGGCAGGCGAGGGTGATAACGGGGGCTTTGCTGCTGCCCCTATTCTGGAGGTTCAAAATTCAGGTGTGATTTTTCATAAAGTGACTGATTCTCCTGAGAATGACAATTGGGCGCGTTTTCACTGTATAGCAGTTGGAAAATGGAAGTAATGATTGTCATGGTCGTCCTGACACAAGCACGCTAGAGAGTTGGAGATTACCGCGAAAGCGGTTTTTTTTGATTTTTAAGCTACGCGTTGAAGGCAGTGGCGTTGCAGTATAGGGATGACGCGCCCTGGGTAATAGTTACAGCGGATCAGTTTATAGGAGGATAGCAATGGCTTGGTATACCGCCGGGACCGTCAAGGTCGCCGCAAACAATGCCACGGTCACCGGAACCGGAACAAAGTGGCTCTCTGGAGCGCGTCAGGGTGAGGCATTTGTGGCACCTGATGGGCAGCTTTATGAAGTAAAGAATATTGCGTCAGACACATCTTTGACGCTGACGCAGGTTTATCGAGGTGCGTCTGCCAGTGGGCAGGCCTATGCTTTGGCTCCCATGCAGGGTTACGTCAAGGAGTTGGCAGATCGCGTCGCTTCGCTACTTCTGCTTTCCCAAACTGAATGGGAGTGGGATTCGGTTTTAAAAAAGACAGATTTGCAAGCTGCTCCTAACGATCCGACAGCCTGGAAAATTCTTACTAATGGTCGAGCATTCGGCTTGGGTAGTTTTGGGGCGGCAAACTCATATGATCATTGGCCCACGGCATCGCTTGACGATGTAGATGTCCCGGCAGGCATGTATTACGTAAGCACGGCGATTACCGACAGACCGACCACAGCGCCTGGTGTTGTATGGCATCGTCAGACCGGTACGGTGGGAGCCCAAATTTATGTGTCCTCCGATGGTGGTGTGGTTCACCGAGGGCGCCGGTCCGGAACATATCGAGCCTGGCTGACCACTTTGAATGTCGGTGAGTTTGGATTAGGTGGTGCTACAACCACCCCAGCCAATGGGAGGGATAGCTCCAATCCATTTGGCTGGTACTACCAAACGCGGGCGGTAACGTGGGGTGGTGGTTCTTTCTTTCTTGATATGCCCTACGGCAGCAATATGAATGCGGGGCTGCGCCTTTCTACCGATCCTTACTCCGATAACTTTTATTTAAATGGCGGGGTCTCGGGCAAGAGGGAATACCGCCCAGCCTGCAAGTTGGTTCACGACAAGAATATTGTGGGTGATGTGGCAGGTGGCTCCGTTGTGCAATCGGGGTCAAATTCAAACGGCAATTGGATACGGCTTGCCAATGGCACTCAAATTTGTCGTGGGCAAGTCACATTCAGTGGTAATGGCTGGAAGCCTTCCAGTCCAGTGATCTCTTATCCCATGGCGTTTACTGCGCCTCCTACTACGGTGCTCCAGCCCCTGTCTGACGGCTCTGGATATTATGCCGTGCCTCAAATGGGGATGGGTTCAGGGGCGGGTAGTTTCTTTATTCGCGACACTGCCGGCATTGTGGATACTGGCACAAGTGCCGCAGTTGACTATGTAGCAATTGGAGTATGGAAATAATGAATTTCATCATCAAACTATGCCCCCAGGTCCCTGTGGATATGGTCCAAAAGATCAGTCTGGAGCGTTCGGGCACCATTCTGAAAATCAACCAGGAAGAGCTTGATTTGTCCTTTATGTCCCCTGGCGATGTTCTGCCAGCCGGCGCAATCGAGCATCCCTTATTGAAGCAGGCCTCAGTTATCCGTCATGCTGACAGCGTCGAGATTGATCAACTGCTTTTTCATATCGCGGCGGATCAAACAGATCCGGCAGCATGCTTTCCTGAGCCGATCGTGATTAGTGAGGATGGCGTGGTTGCATTACCTGCGCAGAGCCCACCGCCAGCACCCATTCCAGAGCTGCCTTCTGAAGCCGACTTTGAGACAAGCCCTGAATCTGAAATAAAGGAGGAAACCGATGCAGATCAACATTGATAGTAGTAAGGTCGTGACGGCAGCAGCTCAACTGCAGACGTATAAAGAAAGCAAGATTACCGCTTTGTCGGCAGCTTGCCGGGCGGCTATCAAGGACGGCTTTGAGTCCGAGGTTTTGGGTGAGCTTCACCGATACCCTAGTAATGAAACTGATCAATTGAATCTGGCCAGTAGTTTGGCTGATTCATTGTTGTCTGGTCTTGCCGCTAACTGGTCTACACCGTTTTGGTGCGCGAACCAGGCCGGCGATTGGGCTATGCGTATGCATACGACCGAGCAGATTCAGCAATTGGGTCGAGAGGCCAAGGCACGCATTGTGAGTCTGATGCAGCGTAATGCGCTGTTGGCTGAGCAGGTTCAGCAAGCAAATAGCAAAGCCGAAGTGGATCAGTTTGAGTGGTCTGCGTAGACCTACCATTACTTCTTGAAAATTGTTCCCCCGGCCCGCTTGAGCGGGTTTTTTTATGTCTGCTGCACCCATAAAAGGGATGCAGCAGACAGGGCAAATTTAAATAAGGAGAAGGGCCTGTGCTGAATAACGACGCCGCTCACCTACCCATAAGCACCGGCTCGGCCCTGCTTATTTATGGTTGGACGATGCAGGACTTTGTGCTGACTTTATGGGCGGCTTATGTGGTGATTTTGATTGTGACCAAGCTGCCGGACTTTACTCGTGCGGCCGCGCGGATTGTGGGCGGGATCCAGCGTGCCTGGCGCCAGCTCAAGGAGTGGAAGCATGGATCTGAAGACTAAGCTGGGTGCAGGGGTAGTCTCGGCGGCGATTGCTTTGGTTGCCGCCTGGGAGGGGCGCTCTTTGATCGCCTATGTGGACCCCGTCGGCATTCCGACTATCTGCGACGGCTACACACAAGGAGTCAAGCTGGGTGATATGGCCAGTCCGCAGCGTTGCGATGCCTTGACGGAGCAGGAGGTTCGTCGCGCTTTGAGTGTGGTGGATCGTTCCGTTGGCTATCCCTTGCCGGATGAGGTACGTGTGGCGCTGAGCAGCTTTGTTTACAACGTGGGGGCCGGGGCCTATGCCAATTCGACCTTGCTGCGCAAGCTACGGGCTCGGGATATAGCCGGAGCATGTCAGGAGCTGGATCGTTGGGTCTATGCCGGTGGCCGCAAGCTGCGGGGGCTGGAGCGGCGGCGTCAGGCCGAGAGGCAGTTATGTCTATCAAGTCTGCATTAGTAGGGGCTGCTGTTCTGGCAGCCCTTTTTTTATGGGGGGCGCTTTATGGTCAGGAGCAGTATCGCAAAGGCTATGAGCTGGCCCAGGCGCAGACCAGGGCGGCGCAGTTGCAGGCCGAGGTCCGTGCGCGCTTGATGGAGCAACGATTACAAAAGGAGGTGGAGGATGTTCGAGTCACTTATCAAATGCAGCTGGATGCGGCTAAGCGTGCTGCTGTGGCTGCTCGCGCCGATCTTGATGGCTTGCGCAGCAAGCTCGCCGCCGCCAATGATCGTGTCGCCGCTCAGGCTGCCCGAGCCGGACATGCGCTGGATGCAAACGCCCGAATTGCCAGCCAGCTGCGCAACGTGGTCGGCCTGTGCGCAGAGCGATATACAGAGATGGCAAGAGTTGCTGATGGATACCGGAGCGCTTTAAGCGGTTTGCAGGGGTATGTGTTGGCCTTGGGGAAATAG